GCGCCGGTTGTTCCACGGGAATGAAGATATGCCAGCCTTATAAACACCCTCATCAAACAAAGGCTTTTCATCGCCAACCATTTTGGACAGGCCAATAGGCTGCAAAAGATCATTTTCTTTTGCATATGCAGCATTGATTGGCTGCTGGAGATCGTCAGCCATCACTTCTCTCCATGAAAGAACGGCTCTCCAGCTTCAGCAGTGCGGATGTGGACGCCGGGGATGTTGAGGGCGGGGTGCTGTTTGGTCTTGGCACGGCGCACTGGCTTGCTTGCGGATACCTTTTTCGCAACCGCAACAGGATCACCCTGCTCACCAAAAGCTTCCAGCGCCTTGTCTACGATTCCGCCGTCAGCATAACTGCCTTCTAGCCGCTCACGAGCCATGTTGTTCTGCAAATGCTGAAGCATAGCTGCGTCCTCGTCTTCTCGCGACATGTAACCTGAACCAACATGGCGGGGGAAATTGTAATAGTTGGTCAGCCGGTTGTACTCGGCATTTTCTTCAGGTGAAAAACTGCCGTGGCCGTAATCATAGGCTCGCGATCCAAGTTCGCGCAGGCGAGCGCGAAGCTCTGGGGAATCCGTCATGCCACCAGATTCACGATGCAAAACGTGCATAGCATGGTGAACTATACGATGATCTGGGCGTGGGGCTATGTAGCCACCGCGCTTTTCACCGCCGCCACCACCCCCGCCACCATCACCGCCGCCTCCTCCGTCGCCCCCACCATCGCCACCATCTCCCCCATCACCGCCATCACCGCCGTCACCGCCGTCACCGCCGTCTCCATCACCGTCGCCATCGCCGTCGCCATCATCCCCATCGTCTCCTTGGTCTGCTTCATCTTCAGGCTCAGTCGGAGGGGTTGGGGGTGCGGGATTTGCAGCATTCATTGCGTCTATCATGCTTTGCGGCATGTCAGCAGGGTCCATAACGGAAAGGCCCATAGGTGGCGCAGCAGATGGCGCACTTGCACCTACACTAGCGCCAGTAGTAGTGCCTCCAACGCCCGGTGCGCCTGTGCTAGACCCGGATGCGCCTTCAGGGCCGGGTCCAGCATCCATAGAATTTGCTGCTGCATCGGCTGCTTGGAATGCTGCTCCGGCTGATGTAGGCCCGGTTAAATCTGGGTTATCTTCAAGTTGTTCTGGCGTTGCAAATGGAGGCGGCGCAACAACTGATGGCTGCTGGACACCCGGCGTTGTCCCGCGAGATGCAGAGGGAGCAGGCGATGGCGCAGGAGCCGGTGCTGGCGTAGCTCCTATCTGCCCCCTTGAGCCGGGCATAGCGACATTTCCCATAGCGTCAATAACAGGATCAGAGCGGCTGGGCGCAACAAGCGCCCCAAACGGACTTGTTGATGGCTGTGCGGGAGCAGCAGCCGCTGGCGTTGTGCCTATTGTGTTAAGCGCGTTGCCAACTTGAGCGCCTACCTGTGCGCCAAGCGCAGCTTGATTAGCAGCAGACTGATTGGGCGCGGCCTGCTGCCCCGTGTACATGTTCCCAAAAATGCCGGGCGCAGGAGCCACAGAAGTGGTTTGGACAGACTGCGTAGGCAGAGGAGCATCCGCTACAGGAGCAGGCAGATCATACGATTCCACCGCGCCAATAGGAGCGCCAGTGAACGAGAAGCCGGGCGATGTTCCTGCGGGAGCAGACGGGCCTGTCGAGGTCGAAGACATGGGTCCATTAGGCGTAGGCGGGGAGCCGCCATAGCCATCAGACCCGCCGCCGCTGCCGTCATATGGTTGGTAGTAAGCAAGCGCGCCCTGCGGCACCGAAGGCTCACTAGCGCCCCGTTGAGGCGCAGCAGGCGGCTGGTAGTTGTTTGGCGGAACGTAGCCCGTGCGCAGCGGATCTACCGGCGGCACAGGCTGCTGGGCAAGCGTGGGGAACACGCCGTTAGTTTGCGGGAAAAGTTTTTTGGCAGTTTGGCTAAGTTGCTGGTCGGCAGAACTGTGGAGATCTCGCCACCGGGCTAATGCATCTCCGCCGTCAGCAAAACGCTGACGAGCAATGCGAAGAGCGTCTTGGATCAATGGATGGCGATTCATTAGCGCACCTTGGTTTAGCGTCCGCGCGTCAGCAGATGATGAATGATCTCAAGCGCCTTGTGCAGTGCAGCATCCTTGCCCCCGTTGCCGCTGACGGGCTTGGGAGCGCCGCCGCGAGCCTCTGCCTGACGCTCAAACATCTCAGGACGTTGTTCTCTCAGAGCCTTGTCGGCGCGGAAAAAGTCAGCCGCGCTGTCAGAACTGCCCCAATTGACGGGCGCACCACCCATTGGTTTATTAACCAATTCAGCATTGGATTGATAATCCTTGCCGGAGAAGATCTTAGACAGAAGATTTGACGGCGCAGCCTGCTGACCTGACGTAAGATCAATGGGTGTGCGATCCCTTTCCATCACCGGCCTGCGAGGAGGCATAACATCGCGCGGCATGGCTCTCATGCCATATGTTTCACCCGTTATTGAGCCATCAGATAACCCACGGTCTCTAAGATAATTTGCTCGTTCCCCATACTGCTCCCCAGCTATTGTCCCATCTGACAAGGGAGAAGTTGATGCGGCGGGCGCTCCAGCAGAAGGAGGGATTGTTCCAGTTGTCTCAACAGCTACCTTAAACGGATTGGTAGCGCGAGCCGAAGCTGTTAAAGCAGCGCGAAGGCGATCAGCCAAGGACAGCGACGGCGCTCCTTCGGCAGCAGCCGCAGTGGGCCTCGATCCGGTCCAAGCTGACCGCATGGCAGCAAGCTCTTCTGCGGTTAACTGGCGCGGGAACGCATATGTAAATGCCTGCCGGGCAGCAGGAGCAGCCGCAACCGTTTCAGCGGCAGGCGCAGCAGCTTCAGCCGCTCTAGCAGCAACGCCAAGCCGACCGAGACCCCCGCCGTAAACCAAAAGCGGAGCAAGCATCGCCCTGTAGGGATCATTGACGTAGTTAGGATCGTCCTCGGGGACGCGCATTCTGCGGGCTATCATGTTGGGCGTCAGGGGGGTACGATCAGCCATCACTCACCTCCAAGGGATTCGGGCTTAACGCCCCCTGTCCCGATCTGTTCTTGCCGGTCGATCTCCTGCATAGCTGGCTCGATCAGCGGGGAAACTAGTCCGGCGCTCTCAGGATGCACCGTCAAATTCTGAGCAAGATCAATGAGTTGCAGGCGCTCACGCGACACGCGATCCATTGACTTGCTACGCAACTCTTCTTCGGCCAAGGCCAGTTCGTTCTGGGCCTTCATCATGTCGATCTTGGCCTTCATCAGATCCGCCTCGCCCTTCATCTCTGCGGCGCGGGCCTTGGTCTGCGAGTCCATCATCGAGGCTTGCGCCTTCATCTCGTTGGTCTTCATCATCGCCTGCGCCTGAATCAGTTCTGGCGGAGGCCTGCTCTGCGCGCTCTGCGGCGCAAGGAACTGCTCGGGGTTGCTCCAACCGATGGCTTTAAGAGCCGCCGTGTCGATGGCGATTGGGTCGTACATCGAGGGGCTGGCCGACTGTAGCTGCTTCAACGCCATCACCTTCATGAGGCGTTGCGTGTGGCTGGCCGTGTTGGGATCAGCCTGTGGGATCAGTTCGCAGTCGTTGAGCGCCTGCACGAAGGTCTGCTCGCTCCACGGATAGGACGGCTTGCCCTTGCGCTGCCAGAAGCTTTCCGGGTTCTCACGGAAGCAACGAGCCAGAAGTTGGAACTCTTCGGCCTGCGCGCTGTGCATGCGCTTGTGGACGGCGTTCAGGATCTTCGTGGCCTGCTCAATCATGGCGAGGGTAGTGCCCACAGGGGCATCCGCCCGACCCTCTCCTACGGCCATCTCTGCCGTTCCTCCGACACGCGCGCCAGTGGTCGCCATGTTCTCGGTTAGGTTCATCAGGCCAGCGCCAACGTCCTTGTAGGGGAGCGGCATAATTGCTTGGTTGATGGGCTGACCGCCGGTCTTGACCAGAGCGCCGCCACCGGGAGGAACACGGAAGATGTTTGTGTTCTGCCGCGCGCCCGTGTCAGCCATGAGGAAGCCGGGGAAATTGGCATACATGCCAGCGTCCAGCATTTCACGCCACGCAGCCGTCAGGGCGTTGGTGGTGTTCCCAAGAATGTGCAGGAGCCCGAGGTCATAGAAGCCCATGCCCGGAACAAAGGTGTACTTGACGAAGTTCTGGCGGGCCGTAGGAAGCTCGGCATCATCCTCATCGAAGTTGCGGACAATCGACAGGATCTCCTTGGTGGAGACATCAATCGTCACGCGGTACGGAATCTCAAGGCCGCTGATCTTTTTCTTGTACTTATGCTCAAACCCGCCAATATCGAGTTCGCAATAGCACTCATAGATCTCGCGGTCGCGGTCTTCCGGGTTGAAGCTGTCACCAGAGATACCCTGCTGGGCGTTCTTCTCGCGCTGCACACTGTCAAGATCAATCGGCTTAGGATCAGACAGGTCGATGTCGCGGTAAACCCCGAGGATCTGCAAACGCTTCACCGTCGAAGGGCGCATCTTGGTGCGGTGCGTCACGCGCTTGGCGTTGCGCAAATCAGTGGCGCTGTTGCTGACGATCAGGTCATCGGCATCCACACTCTCGCTCACCGGGCGATTCCGCAACGGGCAGTAGTAAACCTTTTTGAAGCTTGTCCCGCCAAAGCCCAACATAAGAAGCATGCGGTCGGTGTCGGGGTAATACTCGCTCGCCACCGCCGTCAGGTAGTGGTTCAGGTCCTTCTCAAGGGCGTTGCCAAGGGAATCCTGCTCAATGGTTGACGCTACCGCATCGTTGCGAACCTTTACAGGCCCATCGGTGGGTAGCATCTCGCTGCGAGCGTTCGCTTGGAACCGCAGCACTGCTTCAAGCAGCAGCGGGTGGCGGATACGGGACATACCTTCCACCGGAGCGCCATCAGCCGCTCCCTGCAAACCGGGGATCTCGATCTTCAAGCCCAGCAGCTTAATGCCCTGCGCTCGGTCCTCGATCCATTCGCGGCGGCTCTCGATGTCGTCGCCAATGCCGCGCATCAACTCTTCGGAAATACGGGTTAGTTCCCCGCCATCAATGTCATCAACAAGGTTGCGGAACCAATCTTTAGCCCGCTCGGCCTCGCTCTCTTCGCCGCCGATTCCCTTGCCATTGAGAGAGATCGAGATAGAGCCATCGGGATGCTCGATGCGAAGGATGTTGCCCTTGTCGTCCTTGTCAACCGCAGGCGCGTCATCATCAACGTGGACAACAAGATCGTCGTCGTTAGACGCGACAGATGGCATCTCCGGGGCTAACTGGCGAATGTTGGGCACAAGCCCCGGCGTCATCGGCATGGGTTATCCCTTTGAAATATCAAGATTTTCCATCTCTTCGACAAAGCGTCGAATGCCCTCTTGCGCAGCGATTGTATCCGATTGCGCCATGATTTCATAGTGACGAACGAAGTTGTAGGGGGCTTGACCCCATACCTCAACCCTAAAGTTGCCAATGGTCTTTGGCGTGTTTGGCTTGATCACTTCAACGGTGGCGCTGGCAAGTACCCGTGGCATTGGAATCCCCTATTGAGGGGTTCAATATAGCACGAATGTGGTGGGCTGGGCGAGGGCTCCAGCATCTTGGGTGCTGCTGATCAGGCAGGGCCTCACTGGTCTATCCAGCCACCGATTCTCAAATACCATAGAGCGGCGCGGGAGGCGAACCCACATGCTGCATCTGAGCCTCAAGGTCGGCGGTAAACTCATCGCCACGGGTCAACAGCCCGATCTCGCGCAGATGGCGCAGCGCCATGCTCACGGTATCCACCAAGTCGTCATGCTTGCCCTTCGGGAATGTGCTGACCTGTGTGATGACCTGATCGGCCCATGTTCTGTCCGGCGCGTAAATCATGCCCTCCGCGAACAAGTGCTGCACCGAGTACAGCCGAGAGAGCTTGTCTTGGCTCTTTGGGTCGATCAACTGCACGGCCCAATCCTCATGGCTGTAAAGCCTGCGGATTTCCTGCGCTACACTGATGCCCGCCGCCTTGTTCTCGATGAGGATCTTGTCCACCTTGAACTTCCGCATGCTCTCCGAGACCTTCAAGACCAACTCATGAAGCTCCAAACGCTCCTGCCAAGCAAATAGCAGCATCAGCTTGGGATGCTCCTCGGTATAAGTGCGCTTGATCATCGAAATGGTTTCGGAATCGCGACCGATCACACGGTTGGCAATCGCGGTCTGCTCGCCGCCGGAGAAGACGCCCCATATGCTCAAGGCAGAATAGTCGTTCTCGGTTTTGGTGGTGTATGCAGTGTCCAGTGATGCGATCACATAGTGCAGCGGGGGGAACTTTTCGCGCTCCCAAAGCTGCCACCACTCCCGCTTAATCACGCCGCCGCCTTTGGGCTCGGGGCGCTGTTGAAGCTGCCCAGCAGCCGTCCACGGCCCCATCTGGCGCTCTAGATTAGCAACCTCGCGCTCCCCGAAGCGTTCGGGCCACAGAAGCTCGCCGGGTTCCGTGCGGGGGTCTTCCCAGCCGATGCTGGTTACAAAGGAGCGCTCCGGCTCAAACCTCATCGGAAGGCAGAGATGGGTCCATTCCCCCACCTCTTTACTAAGAATGTGCCCGGTAAGATCTTCTTCCCCGAGGCGCTGCTGGATAACCACAAACGCGCCGGTCTTGGCGTTGTTGAGACGAGTCGACAGCGCGCCGTCCCACCACTCAATGGTGGTGGCGATGGTGGCTTCAGAGTGTGCTTCTTGCGCCGCATTGGGGTCATCGACCACAATAATATTCCCGCCCTCACCCGTGAGAGACGACCCGACAGACGTAGAGAGTCTTGAGCCACCCTTGTCATTATCAAACCTACTCTTCGTGTTCTGGTCAGCCATGAGGTGAAACCGATCACCCCACAGTCCCTGATACCAAGGGCTCTCGATGAGGCGGCGGCATTTCGTGGAATCCCTAAGCGTCAGGATCTGCGAATAGGACGCATGCAGGAACTGGACGCCCGGCCCGCTGGTGTCGCTCTTGCGCCTCTGCGCCCAAGTGAACGCAGGAAAGGCTACGGAGGTCAGGGACGACTTTGCGCAGCGCGGCGGTATGTTGATGATGAGGCGCTTGATTTCCCCGTCTACGACCGCCTGAAGGTGTTCTGCGACCGCTTCAATAGGCCAGCCGTGGGCGAAGGGTGCAGGGTCGATGTATTTCCACCCATTCATCAGGAATGCATACAGCGAATCCTCAAACTCGGCGCGATCAAGATCCTGTAGCTGCTCCTCAATGGAGATCGTCTTGCCGTCAAGCTGGAGGATCTTCATTTGCTCGCCTTAGCCCAGCACTTAACAGGCAACCGGGTGAACGTAAGATACTTCTCGCCGGTCTCGGAATCCCGCCAGCAATCAAGGTAGGCCCGAACTGAATGGGTAATGCGGCGGGTAAAGATCAGGTCCCCGTCAGCCTCCTCGTAGGCATAGCCGTTCACATCGTCTAGTTCCGGGCGACGGAGCCAGCCGTAGTTGTAATGCCAGCCACTGGAGACGTAGGTATCGTCTTTCATGCTTTCATCGTACCACATTTCACTATCCGCCAAAAGTCTAGGTCAGGGTGAGTTTCGCCAACATAACCATTTGGCGGGCTGAAGCCATAGGCGTGGACGACCATGCCGGGAATCCACAGGCCCAACATCATGCGGGCCTTCCAGCGGCGTCTGGACAAGTTCTTATGGCGCATTTACCTCGCCCAGCTTCTTCTCTGCATATTCCATGATGCAGTAAGGGCAATGGTTGTACATCCATTCATGGTGGGCGCATTTGTCATGCTTGGACGGGATTCCGTCATCGCGGTAAGGGATAGCGACCTCGCGGGGCGCCTCATCATCAACTATTGCCCGCAACGCATCTTCAGCCTTGCGGAGCTTGGCGTGAAGCTTCCAAACCTCATCTTGCCACATCTCAATAGACTTCTGTTGAAGGTCAACCATCTTTTCCCCCTATTGCTGATTGGGCAATCGACATCATTTCCTTTCGCCCATACTCACCACCAACATCATAGGCAATCTTCTTCAAAGCCGCCTCTAGCTTTTCGACACGCTGCTCTGCATAATCGCGATGCTTCATAGCTAGATCGGCTACGCCATTGGCGTAATGGGCTTGCTCTTCCAGCTTCTCAATGCGGTCGGCGGCAGCTTTGGCGTGTTGAGGCATAATTCTTTCGTTGTGTGTGGTGTACCAACGAATGGTCTTCACAAGATCATCAGTCATATTATGCTCTCCACTGTCTTGCGCGTTTCAGGCTTTAAGAAGCAATCCCAATCTTCTTGAGAAACAAACTGAGCCATATCATCTAGCGCCGCCTCCAACTTCTCGATGCGGTCGGCGGCTTCAAGGTAGGTTGCAACGGCGTCTTCCCAATTAAATGGCCCATTAGGGCTACGCAGCCGTTTCATAAGATCGTCAGTCATCTTTTCCCTCCAATGCTTTGCGGGCTGTGCGGCCACAGTTCGCGCCGCCATCGTAGTATTCGACGCCGCAGCCATCGTCATGTTTGCAGTCGCAGGCGTATAACCGCAGCGCCGCCTCCAGCGTCTCGATGCGGTCGGCAGCTTCAATGTGTGATTTTAGGCTCGGCGTGTAAAATGGGTCGCGCAGTCGCTTCACAAGATCAACCATCTTTCCCCTCCAGTGCTTTGCGGGCGGTAATCAGATCAGATGATGACGGGGCGCACCCGTTCATCGCGCACCACTTATGGTACGCGGCCAACCATTTAGCGTCGTCCTTTGTAACTGCCTCCAGCTTCTCGATGCGGTCGGCGGCTTCGCAGCATAATGGATCAGGGCCAACGCCAATCTCCCATCCAATTTTGCTGATTTCTCTTTCACGCAACCGCTTCACAAGATCATCGCTCATGTTAACTTTCTCCCGTTTTTTTAACACGTTCTGCGGATGTGTTTATTTCAACACCATATGCTGGCGCAGGGCCGCAGTAGATTTCGCTGCTTGGCCTGTCGCACTCAGGGCAGCGCATTTTCGCTGCAAGCTCTGCCGCCTCAAACACTGGCATTGGCAGTTTAAAGGCAAACCACTCGTGGCGGCACCAGCCGCAGTGGACGAGCATGGAGTCGGGAGCGTCAGTCATGCTTTTCCCCCATTAAGGATGTTGGCTGCATGAATTTCTCTGGTTTGCCGTATCGCTTCGTGTAACGCACGAGTCGATAAATCCATACGCACAGCATATATTTCATCTGTTATTTCTCGATGGGTGATGATGTATCCCAGTTTTACTTCTTTCCACTCGTAAACAGGATGCGCTATGCTAGTTAAGCCAATGCCATCCAATTCATGCAGATGCTGCGGTATGTATTTCACCGGCATAATGTTGGCTGCTTTGACAACCGCAGGCGCTGCTACAATGCCCATTAGGCCGGTGAGGAACTTGCGTCTTGGCATGATGAGATCAGTCATTACTCATCCCCCTTCTTAGGCGGCGCAGGCAAAAGCATCCAGTGGGTGGGGTCGCCGATAAAGCCAACAATGGTTTCCCATCCATCATCAATCTGCTTGGGACTGGAGAAATACCATCCTTCAATGGCTCCATAATTAGGAATAAATAGAAGGATGCAAATCTCATCGTTCCATTTCTTTGGCGCAGTGTCGATTGGTTGCCATTCAGTCATGATCAATCCACCTTCTAAATGCTCTGCCGACTATCCAGCAAGATGCAACGCCAAGAACTACCCAATGGATAATCCCTGCTTGAAACAATTCGTACACTAATAAGCAACCGGCAAACGCCCCGAAAAGAAGGGCAAGCCCTTGTAGCGTATCGAGAAACCAATCAGGCGGCACAGGGAACATTGACTCTTGCATACGGCAGTTGTCATCTTTCTTTTCTTCAGTCATTTCTTTTCCTTTCGCGCTTCAAGCATGGCGTCTGCCATTTGATAAGCCTTTCGTGCTATCGCTATCATTTCAACATCGCATCCAATGTCTAGTTGAAGCGACGCCATTGCGAACTGATCGCGCAGGGTCAGCGTCTCGCTCATGGAAATGGGAGTCGTGACAGGACGATGGTAGCCAACTTCGTTCATGATGTTGTGGCGGTAGTAAAAGGGTTCTTTCTCTTCAATCATCTTTCTTCTCCAATGCTTTGCGAGCGATCTTCACATGATAGTAATCGCCGACAAGACGCGCCGACTCCGTGATCTCCCGCAGCGCCGCCTCCAGCTTTTCATTACGCGCCATTAGCTTGCGGATGTCGGCGGCAAGTTGACCAGCAGCAGGGCCGCTAATCTCAAAATAGAAGTCATCTTTATGATTGCTGTCCAGCAGCCCAAGCCAGTGATTAATGTTCATCTTTCTTCTCCATCAGTTGCTTCAGTTTTGCTTTGTTCTCTTCATCTAAATAGTAGCCAACTCCACGCCATGTTTTGATCTCGATGCCGCGCATTCTCATCTTCTTGCGGAGCTTCCAGACGGACACGCGAACCCGGAGGTCTTCGTGATTGACATCGGTGTAGCGATTGTACCTGTCGCCCTGCTCGGTGATCCGGTCGAGGTAGGCGTAATCAGCTATCGGGCGGCTGTAGATGCCCATCAGAAGCGTCGTCTCGTTCTTCGATAGGAACCCCAAGAACGTCGCGTCAATCGGGACCATTTCGGCCCGAAGCTGGCGAATCTCTTCCTCCAACTCCGCAATCCGATCACGCAGCTCTCGAATGGTGTCAGCGTCAGACGCTGGCATCAGGCGTCTTCCTGCGCTTGGGAGATGAGCCGCCCTTGAAGCCAGCAGCCGAAGCGTTGGCCTTGTCACTGTAGTAACGCTTCTCAGGGGCCACAGCCTTGCCGCCCGCGCTGGCAATCTCTCTGCGCCTCTCAGGCGTCATCGCAGCAAAGCCGCGTGGTTTCTTCTCAGTCATGCTCTTGCCCCTCTCCAAACAGCGTCAACGATCTTGCTGATCTGATCTCGCACCGCAGCGTCTTGGATGTGTTTGAAGGCTAGATCCTCGATCTGACGGATTGCAGTCTCCATCTCGTCAATGGTTTTCTCAGCCTGTAGGTACTGATCGTACCAACGCTGCTCCTGCTTCTCCCAGTAATGCGCCATGCTCATTTGCGGACTCCTGTCTTTGGCTTGTTCTTACTGCCAGCAGGGCGACCGCGCTTAGGCTTCGGCTTTACCGGCTCAACGAGCGTTGCTGCTTTGCGCTGTGCGCGTTTGAGCTTTTGCTGCGCGCGCTTCCATTCAAGATCCGAAAGGATTTGGTTGATCTCGTCCTGCTTTGCCTGACGGAAGGCAGCAAATTGCTCTTCCATTTTAACGCGAGTCGGATTGATCGGTTTGATGACGCCCTTGTCAGCAAGATACTCGCGCGGGTTATATCCTTTCCCAACGTCCATCCACTGGGTAGCCGACATCTCTTTCTCGTCAAAGAACCCGCCAAGGACATTGGCGTAAAGCTTTGCCTCAAACATGAGGTCGCTATGCGCATGGCGAACATCAAGATCTTCGATAGTGGTCGCCAGCCTGCCAATGAGTTCTTGGCAACGCTTTAAAGCGGCGAGGGCATCGTTATGTCGGCGCGCAGGCACCGAGTTGGTCAGAGCTTCTTCGAGTTCTTTTATGAGTGCGGCTGGCACATATGCGGTCATGTGATTTGCTCCTAGCTGTGCAGGAACAATGTAAACCCAAGGCATTACAGGTCAAGCGGGCAGCTTAACCATCCACGGATTTATCTCGACCATAGGTTATGTTCTTCTCGGCGCGGATGTCCTGATTCCGCCAGCACCAGCATTCGCCATTGGCTTCGAAGCATGTCCAGATCAGGTCATGCTCCGGGCCGTAGTCGATTAGGATGTGGGCCATCGCCTTGCCCCGAGGCGTCGTCACGGGCAGCGGCGGGTTGAGTTGCAACATTGTATTGCTCATGTATCCCCCAATAGTTAGTATGCGTTAGCCTTCAGTCTAACTTTGGCAGATCCGGCACCCGCATCCAGTACAGCATCTCCAGCATCTCCTCGCCATCGAACTGCCACCAGCCAAGCTCCTTGTCCCAGCAGGCAAATGCGATTTCGTAAACGGCAGGCGAGATAGGAGTCTGCCAAGCGCCGTACACAAGGATCGTTGTCCCGTCCTTTGGCGCGGCCTCCATCGGCATCCATAGAGGGCGGTGGCAGCTACAACAGGTGTAGCGGCTTGCGCTCAGGTCTAAGCTCCAGCTAGACGAACCACAGTGGCATTTGGCCGGATCATGCTCAAGCATGTTTGATTCCCTTCTGTGCGGCCTCTAACTTTTTAAGCAATTCCGGCGGGCCAGAAGGCTGATACCGCTCCTCCAGTATCCGCAGGACCGGCAGCGACTTGTCCCGGAACTCTTGCATCTGCGAACGTGGAAGCGGCTTCTTGTCTTCCGGGAAACGAGACTTCGCGATCAACCTATGCATCTTCATCCCCCTCTGGTTGCGCCTGTGCGGCCAACAGGATGGCTCTGAGAGCGTCCCGCTGGTTCTGGTCGAGCGAGGCGCTGTCGATGATTGTGTGCGCCTGCACTTGGATCGGAGCGCCGTCCTTGCCGGTCAACTCGGTGTGCTGCTTGGGCGCATACTTCTTCGGGAAGATCTTCTCAGCCCGCCACTGGAGCCCGGCGAGCTTCACCCGGTCAGCAGGGGCGGATTCGGGCGTCACCTTCTTGATGACTTGATCAATCTCGTGAACTTTGTAATCTGCGAGGCCTTCTCGCGCGCGCGCGCACCATGAGTCGAACTCTGGATGCTCTCTCATCCACCTATAAACACTCCCCCTATTCCACCCCAGCACTTCGCAAGCCTCTACGACATCTTTGCCATTGATCATCACATCGAAGATGCGCTCCCCGAACTCTGGCTTGTATGTGACTCGTTTAGCGAGCGCCCTGATGATGGGATCGGTGGTAGGAACCACCTCCCCCTTTGAGACCTCTGGCTCATGCTGTGGTTTAGGCTTCTTCGCCATCTGGTGCCTCGTTCCCTATAACGTCCCAACCAACGCGCCCAACGCGAGCGAACATCTCTAACTTGGGTGTGGTTGGGTATAATGTCGAGATCATGTCAGCGAAGAATGCTGGCTTCTCGCTGTGCTTGCCTAGCGGGAGTTCGATGACCGATGGGGGTTGCGTTCCCATTGCCGGGGCTGGAACTTTGCCCTTTGTGCCGATCAGGAGCATCTCGTGCTTGTTCCGGGTCCAGTAGCCGGTGCCTATGCGGTCCTTGATCCAGACGATGTGCGACTTGTACTCGAAACCCCATGTGTCCAGTAGGTCTAACGCTTCGGGTAACATCGGGACCGTCGCCCACATGAACATCACGCAGTCGTCAGCTGCTGGGACATCGAGCGTCAGCATGTCGAACATGCTCATGGTCGGGTAGTGGTTATCGGCGCTGCGATC